GCAGGAACAATAAATGGTGGTGGAACTCTTACAACAGGTGGAAATGTTGTAATTCCAGATGCTGGAAATATTGGATCCGCTTCTGATACAGATTCTATAGCAATTGCTTCAAATGGAGTGGTTACATTTAGTCAGGCCCCAGTATTTCCGGATGGAAGTTTGGCTTTAGCTGATTTAGATATCGATGGCGGAACAGATATAAATGCTGCTTTAGTAGACGCTGATTTAATCATAGTTGATGATGGTGCAGGTGGAACTAATAGAAAAGCCACATTGTCAAGATTAATGACATATGTTAATGCTAATTCAACAGGAATCGGAATGGGAAAAGCTATTGCAGCCGCTCTCGTTTTCGGTTAAAAGGATAAGAGGAAATAAATTATGGCAATACCTAATATAGTAAATGTAGCAACAATTCATGCAGAAACACTTGTTACTGTTTTAACCACAACTTTAACTACAACTCTAGCTACTGGAGAAGCTGAGCACGTATACAAGATCAATGTTTTAAGATGCACTAATATTACTGATAATGATGCGACAGTTACAATAGATATTGAAAAAGGTGGCACTCATAAAAAAATAGCAAATGAAGTTACTGTTCCCGCTAACTCAGTTGTTGATGTTATCGACAAAACTAATTCATTTTATCTTGAAGAAACAGATTTAATTCGTGGAGGCGCTTCAGTCGCTGACACTATAGATTGCGTTATATCGTACGAAGCTTTGGCAGATTAGGAGACTAAGCTATGGCTACTAGTTATCCTAGACGAGACCAAGCCAGCGGACTTTGGCGACTTTCTGACATTACATCCAATATAAAAAATTATGGTACATGGCCGACTAGTGCGTTATCTCGTGGTTTATTCATGGGAGGAGAGCATTCACCTGCTGGATTTGAAAATGCAATTGATTATATCACAATATCAGCTACAGGAAATGCCACCGACTTTGGTGATTTAAGTTTAGCACGAGGAGATTGTCCAAGTACAGGAAGTTTTAGTCGAGCGATTTGTGGCGGAGGTAATCCTGTTACAAATGTTATAGATTATACTAGTTTTATGTCCACAGGAAATGCTGCGGACTTTGGAGATTTAACAGTAGCTCGAACAAAACCAGGAGCTGTTTCAAATTCAACAAGAGCACTTTTTTCAGGAGGACATGACCCTTCAATAAGTAATGTAATTGATTACCTTACAATGGCTTCTACAGGCAATGCTGTAGACTTTGGAAATTTAAGTCAGTCTCGTGCAAGTCATGGATCCGCACAAAGTCCTACTCGTGGAGTTTTTGGTGGAGGAAAAACACCAAGTGTAGTGAATACCATTGATTTTGTTGAAATAGCAACCTTAGGAAATGCCACGGATTTTGGAGATATATCTTCAACAAGACAAAATTTAGGAGGCACTTCTAGTTCAACACGAGGTGTTTTTATAGGAGGACAAACTCCTACTCGGGTTGCCACGATTGATTATATTACGATCGCCTCTACAGGAAATGGAATTGATTATGGAGATTTATCAGTAGGAAGAACTTCGATGGGTTCTCTTTCGAATAGTGTTCGAGCAGTTGTAGCAGGAGGCGGTAATGCCCCTGATAATACTCAAACAAATACCATAGAATATTTTACAATTGCTGTAGGTGGTACAGCAACTGATTTTGGAGATTTAAATCGTATTAGAATGGAAATGAAACAAGGAGCTTCAAACGGACACGGAGGCCTTGAAGCATTTGATCCTGATGAAAGATTTCTAGTTTCTAATATAGTTGGAAGTGGAAGAGCATTTTATGTAGGAGGAATTAATAATAATCCTGCTGGAGAAGGAGGAAGTGTTCTTCATAAAAATATTGATTACTTTCAAATTTCGACTACAGGTAATTCCTCTGATTATGGAGATTTAACACAAACTTTTCTAAATGGTGCATCAGCTTCAAGTGCTACAAGAGGAGTAGTAGGGGGAGGCACCGCTGATAATTCAAATGCACACAATGTAATAGAATCTTATGAAATGGCGTCATTAGGTAATGCATCCGACTTTGGAGATTTAACTGCTGCTAGAAATCTTCCGTTTAACGATATAGCTTCTTCAACGACGAGAGGACTTTTTGCAGGTGGCCAGCCTGATAGTAATGTTATTGACTATATTACGATAGCATCTGTAGGTGATGCAGCAGACTTTGGAGATTTACAATCTGGAAAATACCTCGGTGCTAATTGTTGTTCTAATGTAAGAGGAATTTTTGGTGGTGGTGTAGATGCTCCAGCTCAAATGAATGTTATTGGTTATGTAACGATAGCTTCTACAGGAGATGCAGCAGATTTTGGTAATTTAACAAATTCACCTTCTTACGTGGGTGCAACAAGTGGTACAGTTAGAGGACTTTGGATGGGTGGAAGTACTCCTAGCCAAGTTGATGTCATTCAATATATAACGATTGCATCAACTGGAGACGCATCAGACTTTGGAGATTTATCAGACACACGAGCAGGAGTTAGAGGAGCTTCTAATAGGATTCGAGCAGTGTGTATGAGTGGATATAAAACATTCAGATCAGAATTAACTACAATGGAATATGTTACCATTGCTTCTACGGGTAATGCTACTGATTTTGGAGATGTTTCTGGTGGTAGATATGGTGCTCAATCAGGATCAGATTCCCATGGTGGACTTTAAAGATAAAATTTAGTATACTTATTACATGAAAGAGATATTTTTCCTAAACGGATTACCACGTGCAGGTAATACTTTATTTGCTTCTATTATGAATCAAAATCCGCAGGTTGCTGTTTCAGCCAATAGTATTTGTGCGGATATGATGGGTGAATTATATTCACTTAAATATACAGATATTTTTAAAAATTTTCCTGACCATAAATCCTTTGACAATGTGTGTCTTAAAGTTTTTGAAAATTATTATGAACATTGGAAAGCAGATTACATTATTGATCGAGCGCCTTGGGGCATGCCACCTAATATTAACTTCATTAAAATGTACCGCAAGAATGTTAAGATTATTGTTTTAGTTCGAGATGTTATAGAAATACTTGCTTCATTCATAAGATTTACACAGCGTCATCCAGGGTCCTATATTGATCCCGAGCGAAAAAGAAGTGTGGAAGAAAAATGCGATATACTGATGAATAAACAAGGTGTTATTGTTAAAGAACTCATCGGCATTAAACACCTTCTTCGACCTGAAAATAAAGGGATCTATCACATGATTGAGTATCATGATTTTACAGCGCATCCTAAAAAGACAATAGAGGGAGTATATGATTTTCTTGAAATTCCTAAATTTAAACATAAATTTACGAATCTCGATCAATTTAAAGTGAATGGTCGGGAATATGATGATTCAGTATTAGGAGGGGGGTTGCATAAAATTAAAACCGATGTTATAACTCCTTCTACGTATAATGCTAGAACCATTATACCTAAATCGATCATTGATAAATATGAACAATGCAACTTTTGGAAAGGATAAATTATGTCAGATAGTACCAGTAAAGATTTAATCATTAAGGAAATATCAAATTCCCCTTTGGTTAAAAAAGAATATAAGAATATGTTAGCAAATATTCGCAACACACTTCCAGCCATTAAACAAACTAGCTCTAACTTCTATAAGTCTCACTCACAATTTATGGGTGTGATGTTAGATGTGACAGCTATTACACCTATTCGATCCGTTAAACATACCCTTGCAGAAATTGATAAGACTCGTATGGCTCTTGAGGAAGCTCATCTTAAAATGATGAAAAAAGATATTGAGTTAAGACAAAAACAAAAAGAACTTAACAAAGCAGACTATAAAGATGAATTAGAAAGAGAACTATTAGAAACCGAGATTTTAGAAATTAAAGTGAATATGAACAATATTCAAAACTCTATCACGGGAGCCATTAGAAAGATGTCTTTCTTTACTAATCAGTATAAGAGTATCCTTAAAAAGATAGGAAAAGCCGACATTACTGAAGAAGAGTACGAGAAGGAAGAAGCCAGGTATCACGTCATGACTTGTCTAAAACAAGCTTTAAATGCCGCAAGAGCAAGAGGTGGAGTTATTGATGAAGGAAACTTGATTTATCTCTTTGATATGGGTATAAATAGTGCACAGGCACAAGCAGAAATCTACGCTTATCTCAAAATGGAGAATAAGATGATGGATGAAGGCAAGGCGCCTACACATGAAATGACCATGCAGTGGTTAGAAGCATGCGCTGATAAATTCGAAAACGATTCAGTTAAATTTGCTGAACGTAGAGGATTTAAGCTATACGATGAAGAATCGTTAAATACCAAATTATTAGATAACAAGGAGAAAAAAACTAATGGCGAACAAGATAATAAAATATAAACTAGAATCAAATGGAACGATTCCAACTTATATTTCAGATGGTGGCTACTTTCCAAAAGCAAATGGTGGAAACTCACCTCAAGACTGGGATTTAATCGGTGCAACAACTGATGGTTCTGATGAAACTGGTTTAGGTGAACTTGCGAATCAAGCAGCTGTAAAATCTTATCTCGATACCTATACAGGTGACTGGACACAAGATGATGGTTCAGGTGGACGAGAAGCTTTTAATCAAACGGACGCAGCAGCCCATATTTGGTCTAAAAAAATATCGTAAGGATTTCTAATGGCTAACTATCCACAACTCGATAATGCATCGGGCGTTTGGAATATAAAAGAAGTCTATGACGCCATGATGGGTGGCTATTGGCCTAATGCTAGTGGTGGTCGAGCTATTTATGCTGGTGGAGCAACTCCATCTGCATCTAATGTTATTGACTATATCACCATGGCATCCACAGGTAATGCTGCTGACTTTGGCGATTTAACAGGAAATAAAAATACTTTTCCAGGAGTCTGTAGTAGTTTTACTCGTGGTTTAATTGCCGATGCTTCAAGCATAGATTATATTACTTATTCCTCAACAGGAAATGCTGCTGACTTTGGAGATATGTCAGTTGCAAGAGGTTATTCTGCGGGTATGAATAATTCCGTTCGTGGAATATGGGGAGCTGGAAAAGATCCAAGTAATAATAGAAAGGACGAAGCAGATTATGTAACAATGGCCTCTTTAGGAAATGCAGTTGACTTTGGAGATTTAACAGTAGCTCGTCAAGAAGTTGCTCCTGCATCGAGTCCTACTCGAGGACTTGCGTGTGGAGGTATGAATTCAGGAAGTAGTCCGTATTACACAAATACAATTGATTATCTAACTATTATGACGTTAGGTAATGCAACAGATTTTGGAGACGCTACTAATTCAGGAACTCAAATGGGCGGATGTAGTTCTTCAACTCGTGGAACTTTTATGGGAGGACAACAAGCCCCCGCATCTCCAAACTATTTTAATACAATAGATTACGTTGAAATTGCTTCCCAAGGAAATGCAACAGATTATGGAGATTTAAGTGCAGCTAAAACTTCAGGTGATGCTGCCAGTAATAGTGTCAGAGGAATTTTTGCAGGAGGAGAAACTCCTTCAGTTCTAAACGTTATAGAACAATTTACAATTGCTATTGGTGGAACAGTCACTGACTTTGGTGATTTAGCTACAGCTAGAAAAAACTTGTCAGCTGGTTCTAATCAAAATGGTGGTCTTAATGACGGGTATCAAGGAACGAGACCTTTACCTGCAGGAAGTGGAAGAGCATTATTTGGAGGGGGTATTCAACCCGCATCAACTAATGTTATAGATTTTATAACTATGAGTACGCTAGGTAATGCTCAAGACTTTGGAGATTTAAGATTTAATCGTTATTATCATTCTGCTTTTGCAAGTTCGACACGATTCTTTTCAATGGCAGGTGTTGATGGCACAGGTGCTACATCTCATACAGATGATATTGAAATTGTAAATTTTGCTTCAAAAGGTAATTCTTCATTTTTTTCTGATGGAACAGTAACCAATAGACAAATGACAGGATTTTCAAATTCAACTCGTGGAGTTTCAGGAGGAGCATCTTCGCCTTATATTAATGTTATTGAATATGTAGTTCTTGCAAGCGTTGGAACTGATGGTTTAGACTTTGGAAATTTATCCTCTAATCGTAGTTATATGGGAGGTTTTGCATCTCCAACCCGAGGCGTATTTGTTGGAGGTTTCGCTCCTGGCGCACAGGTGAATATTATGGAATATATTACCATTGCCTCAACAGGTGATACTACTGATTTTGGAGATTTAACGCAGACAGCTAGAAATTGTGGTGGAATGGCTTCGGAGACACGAGGTTTAAGATTTTCAGGAGAGAGTGGAGGATCTTTTACTAACGTCATAGACTACGTTACTATAGCATCAACAGGAGATGCATCTGATTTCGGAGATGCAACAGTCGCAAGACAGGATGCAAGCACTGCAGCAAGTTTTACAAGAGGAGTTGGAGCAGGAGGACAGTCTCCTGGTTATATTAATACTATGGATTATGTAACAATAGCTTCAACAGGAGACGCTGCTGATTTTGGGGATTTAACTGTAAGTGCGTCTCATCATGAAGGATCCTCTGATGCACATGGAGGTTTAGCTTAATGGGTAATATTTGGAACATCAAAGGTCGATATAAAGAAAAAATGAATGTTGGATCTCGTGGAGATCGAGGTATTGCTGCAGCTGGTCAAACACCAGATAATTCTGATGTGATTGATTATGTTAGTATTTCCTCTACAGGAGATGCTGTAGATTTTGGAAATTTAACTGTCGCACGAAGACGAGGTGGTTCAGGAGCTTCAAACACTCGAGTTATGTTTGGTGGAGGATATGCCCCTGGTGTCAATGATACGGTGGATTATATTACTCCTTCATCTTTAGGCAATGCAGCCGACTTTGGAAATTTAGCCGCTGCCACAGGAGCTTGTGGAGGTTTTTCTAATCAAACAAGATTTGTTGAATTTGGTGGATCAGCACCTGGATATACTGATCGAATGGATTATTTTACTATTGCCTCTACAGGTAATGCTACTGATTTTGGAAATTTAGGAACCGCTGTAAGTGATCGATATGGAACTTCTAATGAAACTAGAGGCGTTGCAGCAGGAGGATATGCTTCTCCAGCAGATGCAATGTCAAATGCTATTGATTATTTTACTATTGCGTCAGCTAGTAACTCAACAGACTTTGGTGATTTAGCCGCTGCAATTCAACTTATGGGATGGTCCGCAAGTAATACTAGAGGCGTAAGTGCAGGAGGAGCAACTTCTCCTGGCAGTGGAACTGCAGTTAATACTCTTCAATCTATTGAATTTGCAACAACCTCTAATACAACAGATTTCGGTGATTTAACCGCTGTGACAGAAGGACTTGCAGGTGCTTCTAATTCAAAACGAGGAATAACTTTAGGAGGGAAAAGACATCCAAGTGCTCAAATTAATGTAATGGAATATTACTCAATTTCTTCTCGAGGAGATTCAGCAGACTTTGGAGATTTAACAGTAGCTAGAACTATTGCTATGAATGGATCTAATAGTCCAGGTCACGGAGGCCTTGAAGATGAATTGCCACAACGCCCATCCGTCAACTATATGCCTGGAAGTGGAAGAGGACTTTTTGGTGGTGGTTATATTCCAGGAGCAACAGCCAATATTAATTATATTTCTATACCTACTTTAGGTAATTCAGTTGATTTTGGAGATTTAAACGCTGCAGATGCAGCAGGAGGAGCTGCGGGAAGCACTACTCGTACTTTATTTTTAGGTGGTAATGATCCAAGAGCAGGTGTTGTTGATTCTATAGAGATGCAATCTTTAGGAAACTCTGCTGACTTTGGAGATTTAACTAACGATACAGGTGAAAACGCAGGTTTATCCAGTAGTACAAGAGCCATATCAGGAGGAGGCGGTTTTCCAGGAACAGCTCATAGTAATAATATAGATTATTTTACAATTACGACCGCTGGAAATGCTACTGACTTTGGAAATTTAACTCAAGCAAGATATGCACAGGCAGGACTTGCTTCTTCTGTAAGAGGAGTTTTTGGAGGTGGAGTTTATCCCGCACCCTCAAGAGTTAACACTATTGACTATCTAACAATTGCATCAACGGGAGATGCTTCAGACTTTGGAGACTTAACAGCAGCTCGTTCAGACGGCTCTGGACTTTCTTCTGCAACTCGAGGAATATTTGGTGGAGGACAAACTCCTTCATTGTCCGATGTTATTGATTATGTAACTATCGCTTCAGCAGCAGACGCTTCTGATTTTGGTGATTTAAGTGCTACACGTGTTGGTTTACGAGGAACCTCTAATCCGACAAGAGGAGTATTTTTAGGAGGAGCTGCACCAGGTCTTGTTAATATTATAGAATATGTCACAATTGGATCTACTGGAAATGCTACAGATTTTGGGGACTTAATTGCAGCAACTAAAAGAGGTATGGCAAATTCAGATTCTCATGGTGGACTTTAGTATTTAAATATAGTATAAATCCCATATGAAAGAAAAAGACGAACTATTACAAATTTTTCCCGTACCTGTTTTAATTACTAAGTATGGAAATTCTATTGACGATGAATTTAAATTCATTGAAAAATTAAGATACATCGAACAAAAAGAAAATGGTAATTTTAAGTCGGATGATACTTACTTATTAAAGCATAACGAATTAGCTTTAATTAAAAACTTTATTTATGAAAGTTTAAACAAATTTACAAAAAACATATACCAGACTAAACAAAGACTCGTAGTGACTCAATGTTGGACAAACAAAAATCCCCCCAATAGCAAGCATCATGAACATGTACATCCCAATAGTATTATCAGTGGTGTCTTTTATTTTAGACAATCTAAAACATTACCTCCTATACAATTTAGCAAATCTATACAGGAATCTTTTAAACTTAATCCTGAAAAATATAATCAAGTCAATTCAGAAACTTTTTTATTACCTATGGTGGACGGCGAACTGGTTTTATTTCCAAGTAGTTTAAGACATTCCGTGCCTTTTAATAAAGGTAATGAAACACGTTATAGTATGTCCTTTAATACCTTTTGTATTGATGAATTAGGGGATAGAAATAGTTTAACGCATTTAAATATAAAGGAGCTTTATGGACAAAGTTAATGATTATATATTTGTAACTAATATTATACCTAAAGATTTATGTGAATCCCTAATTGATGAATGTAATAAAAAACAATGGAAGAAACATACCTGGAATAATTATGCAACGGGAACCTATAGTTCAGAACCTACAAAAGAATTAGATGTGATGCCTTGTACACAAGAACAACAGAATAAAATAACACCTTATTTAATTAAAGCATTAGCAGAATATCAAAATAAATATTCTACTCCAGGTAAAAAAACAGCTCCTCCTTGGTTGACAACATTTAGTCCAATAAGATTTAACAAGTATCCAATTGGGACCATGATGAGAGAACATTATGACCATATTCATAGTATTTTTGATGGAAAAATGAAGGGAGTACCAATTATCTCTATTGTAGCTAATCTAAATGAAGATTATGAGGGGTCAGAATTCTATTGCAGAGGACGAAAGATTGAGTTAAAAACAGGAGATATACTTTTATTTCCTTCCAATTTCATGTATCCGCATGAAGTTAAGGAGACGAAGAAAGGCGTCAGATATTCATTTGTAAGCTGGGCCTTTTAGTAATATAAAGGGTTATATGCTACAGAAGATAAATATCGCACCAGGATTTAATAAACAAGTCACTGCGACTGGCGGAGAAGGTCAGTGGGTTAGTGGTGACTATGTACGATTTCGTTATGGCTCTCCTGAGAAAATAGGAGGATGGTCTCAACTCGGAGACAAAACCATTACAGGACGAAACACAGCTTTACACCATTTTGTCAATGCCAGCGGAATAAAGTACGCTGCTTTAGGAACAAACAGATTTTTATACGTCTATTCTGGAGGAGCTTTTTATGATATAACTCCTATCAAAAGCACCAATACATTAACTAGTGCTTTTACTACAACCAATGGATCAACAACTGTCACGATCACGTTTGCAAGCGCTCATGGAATTAGCAAAGGGGATATTATTCTTCTGGATAATTTTACTGCTATCACCAATTCTAATTTTAGCTCTGGTGATTTTGACGATTATAATTTCATGGTCACAACCGTACCAACCACAACAACGATTACGGTCACGATGGGATCAGCAGAATCCGGATCAGGAGCTACAACCTCCGGAGGAATAAGAGTTAGACATTATTACACGATAGGACCTGCTGTTGAAGAATCAGCTGCGGGTTATGGTTTAGGACTTTGGGGTGGTATTAAATTAGGAGTTGGAGAATCGACACTCGATGGAGCATTAACAGATGCATCAACAAGTATTGTACTAGATGACTCAGCATCCTTTCCGGCTACAGGTACTGTAGTTATAGATGACGAGCGTATTGCTTATACCTCAAATACTTCAGGGACAGATACTTTATCAGGATTAACAAGAGGATCAGACAATACCACAGCAGCAGCACACTCAGACGGAGCAACGGTTAAGAATGCATCCGACTATACAAAATGGGGTGCATCACAAACAGGAGATATTATTACAGCGCCTGGAGTATGGACTTTAGATAATTATGGAAATAAATTAATTGCAACCATCGTTGATGGTGCAACCTTTGAATGGGACTCTAATGCAACAGGAGCTACATCAACACGAGCAACGATTATTGCTAATTGCCCTACAGCGTCAATAGAAACTTTAGTATCAACACCTGATCGACACTTAGTTTGTTTTGGAACAGAAACAACGATTGGTACAACGTCCACACAAGATGATATGTATATTAGATGGTCAGATCAAGAGAGTATTGATGCTACAACTTCTTGGGCACCATCCGCAACCAATACCGCAGGTACACAAAGATTAGCTGATGGAACTAGAATTGTAGCAGCGATTAGAGGTCGTGATGCGATTTATATTTGGACGGATACTTCGTTATTCGTTATGAGATTTGTCGGAGCCCCTTTTGTATTCTCGTTTCAACAAGTGGGAACGAACTGTGGATTGATTGGAAAAAATGCAGCTGTCGAAGTAGATGGAGCTGTCTATTGGATGTCTGAAAATGGGTTCTTTAGATATACGGGTAAATTGGAATCGTTAGCGTGTCTTGTTGAAGACCATGTTTATGACGACATTAATACCGTTCCTAAAAATCATATCTATGCAGGATTAAATAATTTATTTGGTGAAGTGACATGGTTCTATCCTGGTAGTGGTGCCGCGGCAAACAATCGATCAGTAACTTATAATTATATGGATTCAACAGCTGAAAGACCTATTTGGACAACAAGTTCTTTAGCAAGATCAACCTGGTCAGATTCTCATATTTTTGGAAAACCTCATGGTACAGAATATGATGCCGATGCAACGAGTGATGCAACGGTGGGTAACACGGAAGGTGTGACTGTATATTATGAACATGAGACAGGAACGAATCAAATTAAAGCAGGAGCTACAACAGCAATCTCTGCAAACATTCAATCTGGAGATTTTGATATATCTGCAACTCAAGGAGGAGGAGCAGATTTAAGAGGTGATGGAGAATACATGATGAAAATTAGAAGAGTCATTCCTGATTTCTTATCCCAAACAGGAAGTGCAAGAGTCACTTTGAATTTAAAAAATTATCCAACCGATACAGAAGCCAGTTCCTCTTTAGGACCTTTTGAGGTAGACTCAAGTACAACAAAAATAGATACAAGAGCACGAGCACGTGCGATCGCTTTAAAAATAGATAACACAAGTATTACCCAACACTGGAAGTTAGGAACTTTCAGATTAGATATTCAACCGGACGGACGAAGATAATGAGTATAGATAAAAGTATTAGAGCAGATTATGCCATCCAAGGGGGTGGACCTAATTATTTGGGAAAACAAAAAATGGTTAAGGCTCCAAAGAAATGGCAGTCTTCTCCTCATCATGATCCTGCAGAACTTGCATACATTACTGAAAAAGAAAAAGATATTTTAATTGCTCTTGACGTTCATGGATCATTGAAAGATGGCAAACCTAATCGTGGCCCTTCTGGCATCATCAGTCTTCAAGGAGATATGGGAGGATATGGTGGCACTGGCGGCGGAGGCGGCGGAGGCGGCGGAAATGGTGCCTATCAAGATCGTATTCAACAAATAGCTGCTGCACAAGCAAGAGCTGCTGCAGCAAGTCGAGCTGCTGAACAACAAGCTGCTGCACAAAGAGATATGCAAGCGACAATAGCGCAAGCTGAAAGAGCAGAAGCAAACAGAGTAGCACAACAAGCTGCAGAAGGTAAAGTCGATGTAGGCTTTCAAGAAGCATTAAAAAAAACAGCAGACGCTAGACAAAGACAAGAAGAATTTAAAGACACAGGAGACATAGATGCTCTTACAGATTTAACAGGGTTTGATGCTGCACCAATAGTAGACATAAGAGATATTCAAGGTGAAGTTACTGATCCTGATTCAGTTTCTTATGATCCATTATTAAAAGCTTTAGATGAGCCTAAGGTTGATGAAGGATTTAAAAGATACATTAGACAAGTTCAACAACCCATTGCGCCAACACCTAAATCAGGTATGGGTACAACTTTAAAAAATATAGCATTAGGAGTCCTAGCTCCACAATTATTAGCAGGAACTGCATTAGCTAAACCTTATAATCTTTATAGACAATATCAAACAGCAAAAAGATTGATACCAAAAGGAGTTCAAGACACTATACGAACAGCATTCACACCAAGAGTAACAACAGAAACTAAAAGAAAAACAAAACCGCTTGTTGCTAGAGATAGAGACAACGAAAGAGTTAGATCTGTAGCTGAAACTATTACTACAGGAACAGGTTTAGAATCAGGTGAAAAACTACTTGGAGTAGATTCTTTAAGACAAAAAGAAGAAGCTCGTAGACGAGGTAGAATTATAATGGATATTTTAAATAAAAATAGTTATCAAGGAAAAGATTTAACACAAGAACAAAGAAAAAATCTTATGGATTATATTGAACAAATTAACAGGTTTTTAGTACCAGTGACAAAGGCAATATAATGGCTAAAATAGTACAGGCGCTAACACAACCCGGAGAACAATACGATCAACAACTGCAACAATCTTTTGTGAGAGATGTAGATAGTATTGTACAGAAATTAAACTCAACGTTTCAACAAGATTTAAAAGATGAACTAGAAGCCGTAAACTTCTACCTAGCATAATGGCAAATACATTTGTAAATAAAAAGAAGGATTTAACTAGTAATAGTGCGACAACACTATATACAGTACCTACAGCGGTAACTGCTGTAATTAAATCTATCTTAGTATCCGAAGATTCAGGTAATGCTGATACCATTACCGTTACTATAACAGACACAGACGAAGCTGTTTTTAGCTTATTTAAGACGAAAGCTATATCAGCTAATGCAACAACAGAGCTATTAAGTGCCCCTATAGTCGCCCAGGAGAGCGAAATTATTAAGGTCACTGCAGCTACTGCAAATAGGCTACATGTGGTATTATCAGCCC